GGACTCTAATGCGCCCACGCACACGAACCCAGCGGTTGTTTCAGAACACAGCCGTTCGCTCACAGCGAAGTCGGATTGAGCCGCTTCAAAGTTCAACGCCAGACGCGATGAACTGGCTGAGCATCTCTACGATTGTTGATGAAGAAGGCGTAACAAACTGGGTTCGTGCTGTTGGCTTCTTCTCACCCACAACGCTGTTGATTTCCGTTACGCCAGATGTTTCGTTTTCAGGCGACGGAACTCTTAGTGTCATTTCATCGGTGGATCAGAACTTTTCAAATGTGAAGAGATTTGATTACGTGCAGGTTACAGCAATCGGAACTTCGGTCACCCCCTTCCTAGTTGATCCGGGTGACTACGTTGCGTTTACGGCATTCTGTTCTGTGCCTGCTGGCCCAATGACAGTTACGGTAACAAACAAGCCAACCGGCACAACCATTGATACCTTCCAAGTGCAGGTTGAAACATGACCCTTGAGCATAACAACGTCGTTCGTCTTTCCGCACGCGACTGGGCTGGCATCATCGGCGTGGCCTTGACCCTGCTCACCATCCTCGGCAGTGCGTACCTCACGCACGACCGCCTGCTCATGCAACTGGTGACCCAACAGGAGTCGATCAACCGCCGGTTGGACAAGATCGAAGACAAGCTTGACGCGACTCCTGCTCATTCTTCTGCTCGCTAACTTCTGGCTGGTGGGGTGCAGCCCGCTCGCCAAGGTGAGCAGCAACACCAACGCCATCCGCGAGGAGGCCCAGGTCCTCATCGACCACGGCCAAGCAACGGGTGACCGGGAGGTAGTGACCCGTGCCCAGCGCATCAACGATCTGGCTGCTGATACTCACACTCAACTATCTGGTCTGGAGGACAAGGTGCCCGCCTGGATCACCACTCTATGGATGGCGGCGGTCGCCGTGGTGGTCGTGGGCGTGGTCGTGCTGCTCTGGCAGACGGGCCTCGGCACCGCCGTCCGGGTCGCCATCGGCTGGCTCCCCCGTGCCAAGATCCGGGACGCGGACCTGGCCGCTGGCATGCTTGATCCCAACAACCCTGAGAATGCCCGCGAGTATGTCGCTGCGCGGCGGGCCTCAGATCCTGAGTTCGACGCTGCGTGGCGACGTGTCCAAAAGAAAGGTTCACAATGATCCTTGCTGACTTCTCTGATTTCCTCGGTAACCTTTGGTTCGCGGGCCTGCTCGGTGTCATCGGCTTCGTTGCCGGCTGGTACCTCTGCAAGAAGCATGGCTCCAAGATCTGATGGCAAACGTCCCGTTCCAAGTGAGGGCAGCGACAAGGAACATCCACCTTGTCGATCTCGATTGCACTTCGCGAACGAATGAGTGGTGGTTCCTGCTGTCCGGGGACCGTCACCACGACAACCCCCACGCCGACCATGACCTCGAACTCAAGCACCTCAATGAAGCGCGTGAAAGGAAGGCTGGCATCATTGATGTCGGCGATTTACACTGCGCCATGGAAGGCAAGTTTGATCCTCGCCGTAACAAGGCGGGCATTCGAGAAGAGCATGCACTGGCTGCGGACTACCTCGATTCCCTAGTCCGGCACGCCTCCGACTTCTACGCCCCGTACTCCGAGAACTTCGTGGTCATCGGTCGTGGCAACCACGAGTCCGCGATCCTGAAGAACTGCGAGACGGACATTACCGAGCGCACCTGCGAGCGCATGAGCCAGCAGTCTGGCCACAAGGTGCACGCCGGCGGATACGGTGGCTGGATCAAGTTCAACATCGAGATCAACAACGAGCGGTACTCGATGAGCCTGAAGTATTTCCACGGCTCGGGCGGTGCGGCCCTCATGTCCTTCGACACCTTGAAGGTCAGGCGCAACGCAGCCATCATGCCCGACGCGGACGTCATCGTGCAGGGCCACGTGCACAAGCAGTGGTTCATGCCGCTTTCCCGCGAGCGCCTGGTCTGTGACAAGCACGGTTCCCGCATCGTCAGCGACATCCAGTACCACGTCCGTACCGGTACCTACAAGGACGAATTTGGTGACGGCCACAGCGGCTGGCACATCGAGCAGGGCCGTGGTCCAGAGGTGCAGGGCGCAGTCTGGATGCGGCTGTATCTGGCAAAGAAGGCTGGCCGCTCAACCGGCAACAAGGTCAACACGTACTACCAGCTGACCCCAGAATTCCATCTCGCCCACTAGGACCCCACCAACCATGCGCGTTCGACTCGGAGGCAAGTACTGGACTCTGCGCTTCGTGCCCAACATGCGGCACTACGGTGATATGCAGGATCCGGGCCACGTCGATGGGCGCATCATCCGCATTGGCACGTGGCCGTCCGACAAGGACAAGATGGACACCATCATTCACGAAGCCCTGCACTGCATCCGACCAGAGCTCGACGAGCAAGCGGTAGCAGACACGGCCACGGACATTGCCAGACTGCTTTGGCGTCTGGGCTACCGTCAGAGTGAAACTTAAAGTTCCACTTTCTTGAACTTTCCGGTTCCGGAAAACGGTAAGAAACACTTACCAGTTTTTCTTTCTGTGTACGCCGAATCGACAAGTCCAAATAACGTGTACGAATTTCTCACCGAGAGGGATTCCCGCTACCCCCATTGCCGGAGTCCGGCATCTTCGGGTGATTAGATCATCGGTGAGTGAACTACATACTACACCCTCTCCCCTTATAGTCGCGAATGCGGGGAGGCGCGGTGCGCCCCGCATTCGCTCACCCCAGGAGTCCCACCTATGCCCCCACCAACCGAGTCCGTCCATTACCCGTACAGCATTATTGACCCCAACGTCCGTCACTGGCTTGAGGCCCACGGCATCTTTGCCCGCAAGCCCCCCATCCGCTCGTCCGATTACCGGCTCGTGCGCTCGTGCCCCCGTACCTACTATCTTGCCCGCCGTCTCGGTCTGGTCAAGGCGTTCCAGTACAGCAAGGCCCTGACCCGCGGCAGCTGGGTCCACCTCGCGTTCGCGTGCATCCTCGATGACCCCACCGACCGAGCCCTGACGCTGGAAGCGGCTATCGCTGCCCGGTGCGACGAGCTGCGTGACGTGGCCAAGGCCCTCGGCTCCAGCAGCGAGAAGATCCGGGAGATGGTTGCGCGGGAGGAGCAGGACGCACGCACCAGCATTGCGTGGTTCAACGCCGCCCTCCAGATCCCGGACGGCAGCGGCCGCACCCTGGCCCAGCGGTTCGCGGAGGACTGGACCGTGGTCGAGCAGGAGCCCGAGATCCTGCATGGCGACCGCCTCGTCCAGCCCGACGTTATCGTCCGGGACAAGGCTGGCAAGTTCTGGATCGTGGACTTCAAGACCACGGCCATGTCCACCAACGCCCGCCTCCAGACCTGCCCGCTGGAGTTCCAGACCCAGCACTACTACCACACCTACGCCGACAAGTGCCGGCAGGACACCGCATTCCAACTTGCGTACTGCACGCCTGAGCAGATTGGCGGTGTATTGCACATCGCCATCCGCAAGCCGAGCATCGAGTTCGGCATGAAGGACAGGCCCTTTGAGTTGGACACAACGCCGTTCAAGTCCGGCCCCCGCAAGGGCGAGCCGCGCAACGAGAAGGTGTACACGGGCGAGCCAGACCCGTACCTGTACGAACAGCGTTGCATTGATTGGTACCTCGGCCGTGGTGAGTACAGCCACTTCGAGCCCGAGCGGCTGACCGATCCGTGCATCGCAATTTCTACAACATCTTCGGAGCTTCTTACTTGCACTGATATGCAAGTGGAGTACAATGCGCGTCTGTCCTTCATCCGGAATTACACGCAGCGTCCCGCGCAGCCCAGCGAATTCGAGATTGGTGACCCAGTAGTGCAGCACGGTACGCCGTCGCCGTACATGGCATTCCACCTCGTTGAACCCGGCAAGTGGCCTGAGTTGATCCTGGCTGAAGGTTTCCTGCAACGCGACCGCGACAGCCACACGGAGATCGACAATGGAGGAGACGACTAACCCCACCAGCCAAGAGGGAACCCGCGCAGTTCTGGGCCCCGTCATGTGGATGGAAACCCTGCGCGCCGTCATCGCGCCCCGCATCGCTGACCTCGTGTCCGGCGACCACGGGATCGAGACGCGGCAGCAGCTGCACCAGAAGTTCTGCGAGGAGCATGAGGTTCGGATGTCCTACTCCACCTTTGCCGGGTGGTGCGAGGATCTGGGCGTCACGTTCCAAAAGCGGATCGAGGTGCGCATCCCCGGCTGGAAGTCCATGCCTCGCCCGGATGGATTCATTGGGCCCATGCCAGCACAGGGTGCCACACGGACTGCGAGAGTAGAAGAACCCGTAGATCCAGATGCTCCGGTTCAATGGGACATGGCGCCTAGGCCGCAAGAGATCCCGATTGAGGCATTCAACGACAACATGCCAACCATCCTGCCCGGTGGCTTGCGTGCGCCTATGTTCCTTGGCGGCAACGATTTCGCCAACTAACCCCTCACCCAAGGAGTCATCATGACCCACTCCGTCACCCACGGTTCCACTGTCGCATCCAAATACGCAGGTCTCGGCAATGCAGTTACTACTGGTCGCACTACTCCTGCCCGCATGCTTGGCCTTGTGGTCGGCGAGGCTGGCTGCGGAAAGTCTTTCCTCCTCCAGTCGCACCCTGGTGCATACATCCTCAACCTCGATGAAACGCCGGCTGTCTGCGGCACGAGCGAGGCCGTCATGTTTCCGACGCCGGGCCCGGACGGCAGGTCAGTAGACGAGCGCGGCAACCCCATTGTCCTAGACTGGGCGTCCCTTGAAGCGAAGCAGAAGGTGCTCATTGAACTCGCCAAGAACAACCAGCCTCGTCCCGAAACGGTTGTCATTGATACGCTCGGTGCTGCAATTCGTCTTCTTCGTCCGCACATCGCCAAAATCTACGGACGCGAACGCTTCACCGATGTGGACGGACGCCTTGGATGGGAGCGGTTGTTTGACACACTCATCGAGTTTGGTACAACCCTGCGTCGACACGGATACGGGGTCTACTACATTGCCCACCTCTCTCGCAAGCTCGTCCCGCTGAGCGAGAACCAGAACGTCGAGGAGTACAAGATCCTCATCAGCGACGGCCTGTATGCCCGCATGTTCCCCATGTTCGATATCGTGATTCCTATCACGGCACAGTGGGACATCAAGGAGATCACGCGGGACCAAGAGGCCAACGTCGGCGGCAAGGTTGTGACTCGCAAGGTCACCAGCCAAGAGAAGGTCCGCCGTCACTACTGCTCATTCGACAACCCGAAGCTCGAGGGCATTGCCAAGGTCCGCACCTTGTCACCCCTGACGACCATCGAGTTGCCACGTGATTCCGCATGGCAGGCGTTCTGCTCTGCGTACGAGACCGCGAACGCGTCCCGCTGACGCGGGGTACGCGTTCGCTACCCACATCTTTGTTTGTTTTGTTTCTTTCACCTCTCTATTCGGAGAATCAGATGCCCATTGAGAACAACGTCAAGTCCATGTTCAACTCGCTCAACAGCGCATTCGCCAACGCGCAGCCCGACAACGGCATGGGTGCTGGCGGTTGGTGGCCGGCCGAGGGTCAGCACGAGGTGTTCGTGTCCAGCCTCACCGTCCGCGCCAGCGAGTACAAGATGCCTGACGGCCAGAAGGTGCCCGGCACCGACATCGTGTTCCGTTACCAGCTCATCAACGATACGGATTCGCCCAACGAGCCCCGCTCGTTTGACGGCTCAGCGTTCCGTCTGCCGCAGGACACCAGCATCCTGGACGACAAGGGCCGCATGCGCACCGAGATCGAGATGCGTCGCCTGAAGGGTCACCTTCAGACCATCCTCCGCCGCGACGTCAAGGATATCGGAACCGCCCTCGCGGACGCCGATGGCAAGATCAACGGTCAGGACGCCGTGGCAGTGGTCGTGAAGTGCCAGTACGACAACGTCAACGGCAAGATTTACCGCAAGGACTTCCTTGTGAAGCCGCTCGCGGGCTGAGTTCTGTTACCATACCGAGACCCCACCAGCCGGGGGAGGGTTACCCGCAAGGTGCCCTCCCCCTCATAGTCCCCCGGATAGACCCCCAGTTGCCCCGAACGACGGAGAGCGACTGGGGGTTTCCGGAGGGGGAAAGAAAGCATGTACAAGACAAGGTTTGTGTTTGAAATCCCCCTCGCAGATGTTGGCGGCATTGCCACGCGCATCAACGCAGTGGCTGACATGGCTGGGCCAATGCCGATTTCCGTGTTTGTGCAGGCGGACAACGACACGCTCAAAGCCTTGGCAACCATCGTGTACATGACCAGCACCTCCCGCGAAAGCGACGATGTCATCGCCGTGTGGCGCAGGGCGCGGCCGGAGATCCAAGTCGAGCGGCAGCACATCATGAACCCCCAGGCATTCGAGGAGATTGCAATGTCGGGGTCGAACGGTCGTGCGCTACGCGCCGACCTTGTTCGTGAGGTGCGCGCCCTTTGTGCGCGAGGAGTAGGCACGGCAGGCATCCTCGACTACCTGACCGAATGCGAATCCGTTGTGCTGGAGCTCAAGGAATTCGTACAATCAATTCGTGAAGCAGTCTGAACATGGCCTATCCGCAGTCATCCTCCAAAGTGTGGGCGAACCCCTTTCTATCACGGGTCCATCCCCATTCCACGACACCACCGAACCCCTCTCCGCCTACTGCGGAATCTACCGAGCACCCACAGGCTGGTGGGGAATCGTCGTCCACCGACCACGCGGACAGCACCCCCAAGACGCAATCCAGCACTTCGAGGCAAACCCCACCCCCGTCATCTGGTGTGGCGCACACGCAACCATCGGACTCTACCGGCTCCCCACCAACCAACTAGTTGTATCCTCCAGGATACAGGAGCCCGGACTGCTCCAGATGAAATCGGTGATTGCGGGTGAATCCGGGAAGGACTTTGCAGACAGCAGGTTCGAGAAGCGGCGCGTACCTGCAGGTGTGCGCTACCTGCCCGGCAAGCAACTGCAGATGTGGTTCAGCCTTTAGCGGTACCCGAAGCGGTACACATCGCCACGCTCCTGCGGCCGATTTTCGTCTTCCATGTCCATCAACTGACCGGGCAGCGACTGCGCCACCGCCTCGCGGTACTGGTCGCGCACCGTGCGGTCCATCGTGTCCAGCGTGCGGCTGACAATCGACCGATCCCGCAGCTTCTGAGCCTGCTTGAACTGGTCTTGCGTCACCGTCAACGGCATGTTGAAGCGGGACTCGAACTCGTTCTTGACTGCTTTGGCTGCGCTCATGTTGTTGCCCAGCACAGCAGCGATGTAGCGTCGGCGGTGGTCACGGATAGCGTCGCGGTTCTTCATAAGGAACTGCTCCACTTCCTGCGGGTTGTTGAACCGCCCCATGTCCGCACCCAACGCGCGCAGCACCAGGTCGCTGGTGGGGTACTGGCCCATGAACCGCCCGTCCGAGTTGTACACCGGCACCATGCCACTCTCAGCCTGACGCCAGTCGGCAAACGTCTTCTGGAGGCCAAGAGCCTGAATGGTCTCTTCCTGCGGCGCAACGCCCAGCGCGCGGCTGATGGCCACACCACCCGGAATAGCGCGAGGTGCCCAGTCCTGCAGGATCTCCGAGTCTCCGGTGCCCAGATACCGCGCTACGCCCCAGCCCACGTCCAGCACGGGCGGGACATACATGGGGAAGTCTTTCCTGTTCAGCGCATTCTGGCCGCCCACAATGTCCGTCACGCCACCGAACGCAAGACCGCGGCTCATGTCAACGCCGAGCATGTTCTTGCCAACCTCGTACACCACCGCACTTACCGCCGCCATTCGGGAAAGGTCAGTCAGGTTAATTGCCGCCCGGCTCAGCGCGCCCTTGTCCTTGATCGTAAAGGGTCCAACCTTACGCTCAGGACTGATCATCACCGGAGTGGTGAACAGGTTAGCAAACGAACGGAGACCGTACTGCGCAAACTGCCGCATGGCGGGGTTGCGGCCGATGCCCGTGTAGAACAGGAAAGGTCGATT